CAGCTTCTCCCCGCCTTGGTTGATGATGTTGACTGTGACATCTCCACCGCCGCCCATCTCGTGATTAGGCACGATGCGTCCGTCTTGACCGGGAACGAACAACTCTGGTCCACGCTCGCCTACAATCGCCGGCTCGCTTCCAAAAACATTTCCACCGTTCGCGAACCCCGGAATAAAACTAGCCAGACTTGAAAAGAAGCCACTTCCAGAACCAGTCGGGCCAATCCCTCTTACAGATGGCGGAGCCCCACCGCCGATAGAGGAGAACCCTCCTGACAAAATATCGCCTATTCCGCCAGTAATACTCTCTGCGAGGGGGTCAGCAATTTGTCTTTGAATAAGTGTTCGAGCAATCTGGGTTGCAAGACTCTTAAAAGCATCCGACAGAGAGTCAACCTGCATGATTACATCAGTAATGCTGTCAGATAGATCATCCTCTAGCACATCTTTTACTGCTTTTAAGGAATCTTCCCAGATTTCTGTTTTCTTTTCAGCTTTTTCAAGCTGACGGTTTGCCTCTTCAATGCCTTCGGTGAGGTCAAGCATTGGCAGTTGTTCTGGTCCTTCAATTAACATTGGCTGCTGAGTTCCACCAGTAGCAGCAGTTCCAGTATTATTTGCCTCTTGTGTAATTTCATCTGCTGTTGAAGTTGCTTGAGAGATTGCTTCTGAAAGAGCAAAAATAGCAGCACCAACGCCACCACCAATAGCAGCCCCTCTTCCGCCACCAACAGCACCACCGAGTTTTGCAGAAAGGCCTATCAGTGCGAGAGCTTGACCGGTTTTAATGATAATATCTGCGTTATCTACCATAAACTTGAGGCTGTCGCCAATGAAGCTGCCCAGTGTCTCAATTCCTTTTTGAAACTCTGGATCGGAGATTGCATCTGCAAAAGAGCCCGCATCTCCAGCTAAACTTGTAAGAAGGCCCTCTTGGAAGTTTACCATGAGTGTTTTATTTAGAATACCCATCTGGTCAGAGAATCTTTCTGCTGACTCAATGGCATCGCCGCCTAGAACAATCCCGAGGTCTCGAGCCTCTTGTCGCATTGATTCTACAGCTTGCTCACCTTCTCCCAAAGCAGCAGCGAGCCTTGGGCCTGCGTCTTCACCAAAAGCCTGAGATGCAAAAGCGGCTCTTCTAGAATCATTTTCTATTTGTGATAACCTATTAAGCAATTCATTAAGAACAGCATCTCCGCTTCTAAGATCGCCGGCAGCGTTTGTTATAGAAATGCCCAGTTCTTCAAATGTATCTTTAGCGGCGCCTGTGCCCTGCTCTGCTAATCCAAGACGGCGATTAAACCTGCGAAGAGCAGCGTCTACATCACCATCTGTAGTGCCGGCTAACTGCCCAAAAGCAAAACGAAGTTCTTGTAGGCTTTCTGCACTGACTCCCGCCGTTGCTGACAGTTTACCAATCTGGTCGGCAGAATTGATTGCCGACATTGTGAATTGTCGTATGGCATTCAGAGAAAAAGCGGCAGTTAGTGCAGCCAACCCGCCCTTGAGCAGGTTCACCGACCTGTTCATACTAGAAACAGCTTTTGCTGTTCTTTGTGACTGATTGGCAAACCCTTTGGCGCTTCTTTCTGCTTTCTTACTGCCGCGACTAAACCCACCTAGGTCAGACTCAGCTTTCCTAACCTTTGTGGAATCTACTTCAACTTGTAGACGGGCTACATCAACCACGCGCTTTTTTCCTTCTATTAGTAATAGCTTTGAAGGTAGAGGATACCTTGTCTGCCACTTTGTCTCGATCTATCTGCTGTGGGTCAACCCAAGGCGGAGGGCAGGCTTTGTCTTCTGACTTCTGCTGTTGACTTAAATACGCCATTGAAAGCTGGCGTAGTGCATCGGCCTCTCTGGGCTCTAACTCAATGCCTTGGATATCTGCCCAAGCCTTGATTGCTTGCCAGTCTAGCGGTGAGGCTCCCATTGGAGAGAAGTCAATGGGGCCGGCCTCAAACAACCATTGAATGATGTAGAATAGCTCGCCCGGATCGGGCATTGGGCCGTAGTAGTGATCCGCCCTTGGACTAGACTGCCCCTCTGGAGCTGTGTCTAAGTAAGCCTTGAACTTTACGAAAGTTTCTGCCTGTCCGAGCTGCTCGTAAAAAAATTAGCTCGATCTCCTTGAAAGGAGTCAACCTGTTCAGCAATCCAAGGATACTCTGAATAAACCTTTCTAGCATTTTCTTCAGTACACTTGACGGGCTCGCCCAGTTCAATGTTTCCCCAATCAAGGGTCAACGCCACTCTCGTCTCCAGTGCTTCTTTCTCAAGCGTGTCGATATCAACATCAGAGATGTTACGCTTTCCCCGAAATAGCCGCTGGATTTGAGAGCGACGCTGCTTTGCCAACTTGGAATCTGGCCCTGCCACTTTGATCCAAGCGTCAGTCTCCACACCTGAGATTGGGTGCTTGAGATAGAGAACTGCGCCTTCGTTGGAACCCTCAACTGAGTTAAAATCTGATAACTCCATAGATTAAGACCCCCGGCCTTAGTTAGTGTTAGTTAATTTTACGGAGTGGGTGCGACTTCGATAATCTCGTCAGTGATCTCGATAGTTACGCTTGCAGTGGTAATCTGGTCAACACTTCCTACGTTAGCAGTGTAGCTCATCACCTGTGCTGAGAAGTAAAGCTCGGTGCCGTCCTGAAGAGTCACGTTGAAGCTGAAGTTGTCATCACTATCAAGAGCGGTCTGCAATAGCGTCTGACCTGCGTCATCAGGGACACGGGCAACAGTCATTGCAATGGAGCCATCGTTGTAGCTACCCTTGCGCTTGACAGTCTGACGGTCGCCTAGTGGGTTATGAGTAACGAGGCTGTACTCACGACCAAACTCACCAAGGTCGGTGACTTCGCCGATTACGTCGAAGGTGAGTGACTCAAAGCCGCTTGCGTCATAGGTCGTTGGATCGCCGGAAGCGATGCCGATTGTAGTTCCTGCGGAAGTGAATGCGCCTGATGCCATTTTATTTTCTCCTGTTTATAGATCGGTATTCTTGTTTACTGCTTGTTTGAGAATTGAACGGGCCTCTCTGAGTGTGCGCCGCATCATCCCGTTCGGTGCTTGGGTTGACCAACCGTACTCTAATCTTTCAATATAAGGTACGTTATTAGTCAAATAATAAATATTCCCCGGTATCTGTTTTTTTATTGCTTGAACTTGATTTATACCTCTGCTTTGATCAGTGCTGTCTATAGCTGTAGTCTCTGGGCTTCCAATAGAGGGTATCCAATTTGCCCTTGCTGTGCCGCCTACATACCCCGGTGGCGCGTTGCTATCCCAAAGCGAAGGATCACCTACAGGGGTTCTTTCTATAACCTTCTGCGAGACTCCTGCAACATAGTCAATAATAACTTGTTCCAGCGTATCTCCTGTCTGATCTGCAAACTTTTTTATGTCATCCGAGAAACTGTTTTTAGCCATTTGAGAAATAACGCCAGTTGATAGATACAGGGATTACATACCAAGCGTCATCGAACTGTGCAGGGCCGTAGTTGACAGCCTCGATAAAAACATCACCAATCTTGCCTTGCCCTGAGAAGTGATCTCTTACCTTGTCAGCTTCTTCTTGTGCTAATCCCGGTCCACTACCCACAGGCGCTATAACTGACACTTGGTAGATGCCCGGAGTCTCTTGAGCGTAGTCCATGCTGTACAGAGACCCGTCAGCAGGCAAGTAAGATACTTGCAAATGCACTTTTGTGGTGTCAGGTTTAAACTCAACATTAGGCCAAGCCACATCAGGCAAATCAGCCATTGTCGCTAGATGCTGGTCTAGTTGAGATGCTACATACCTGAGCATTGCTTACCGCCTCGCCTGTGCAATATAGATGACAGCTAGATCGGCTGGCTGCAAGGGGCTTACATCTAGGATGCGCCACTCTGTATTGTTCTTTGTTACCTTGTCACCAATCTTGACTTCACCTGAGATAATCAGTCGAGCATCGCCTCGCTCAACAGTAGTCCCGTCAATCTCCTGATTCCGATACTCCGTCCACACAACATCTCTGTTAAAAGTTTCAGTTGTGCTGGCAGTCTGCCCCGTCGCTGGGTCAAAAGTCTCTCCAGTCTCCCGAGAGAAAGCGAGAGAGGCACCGAAACTGTTAATAAGTCGGTCTGCCGTGCCTTTTGTCGATCCGTAGTCAAAAGACAATGTTACACCCTCGTTACGCTGACCATGTTGGTGCTTGCACCGCCTGAACCAGCAAGATACTTACGCAGTTTCAGGCGAACCATTGGGTCAAAGCTACGATTGCCGGCCCCGTCTTGATACTCAACAGAGATAGTGTCTACGCTTTCAGACTTGACACCCGGAGTGACAGTGGCAAATGGGCTGTTTCCTTGATCAATGGCAATAGCTACTTGATACTCAGCGTCAACCATACCTTGTGGAACAACTGTGTTATCAAGTTCTACGCCATCTACGTACGCGTTTTTGCGGGGCCACTGCTCTGGCTGATCTTCTTGCGTCTTCTCGCCGATGTAGTCCAGAGATTCGATATAGTCATGTGCAAGTGCTAACAACTCGGATGCAGTGCCGCTAATCGTAATCCCGCGCTCAGAGGCGTATGTATTCAGCCCTGACTCTGTTCCGTATGCCATCTTTAACCCCTGTATCCTGATGCGCGAATAGCGCGGCCTTGCCGTTCTGCTCTAGCCCTAGCGCCACGTCCTACGTAACAAGTACCGCTGCTGCCCCACTTATAACCTCGGCGCCCGTTCTTTTGACAACGCTGTACTGGCATCAGTCCTCTCCTACTGGGCTTGGCCCCTCTTCTCGGCTAGTCTTGCCGTTGCAGTGCCAGTCTGCGCGAGATAGGTCGTTTGGGCTCAGATCGCGGCTAGATGTAATTCCTGATGACCGGGCGCAGTAGTTGTCGCCTGCTGGTGTTCCGGGCTGTACAACTTCGCCTGCCTGTCCAAAGTTAATTCGGTTGCCGTCAGAAGTAACGGCTGCTTTCTTCTTGCCCGCCGCGTTAGAGTCAACGATGTCTACTAGGCGACCCTTAATACGGTAGCGTTTTCCTACTTCTAAT